GTCATCATTGCCAGCTTTGGTGTCATTCTTATTGCTATTCCCTTGATTAGCTTTTGTTGCAGAACCATCCTTAACTAAATCCAAACACCAAGCTGGCACACACGTATTGCCCTTCCAAACAGAGTTAACATATGCGAGCAGTGTATCACTCGATGAACGCACATGTACTTGACTTCCAAGCTTCACTGTAGCGTGATTGTATACAGTGAGAGCTTTGGTACGGTACACGTTGTTGCTAATATCTAGAAACAGCACACTAACATCGCTCAATCGCATAGTTGTCCCAGCTGCCACAGCAACTGGAGCTACTACTGCAGTTCTTCGAGCATACACCTGCTGATTAGACATAGATAGAAGACTAGACTTAAATGGTACTAGGTAACCCCCATATGAAGATAGCACAGATGGTGTACCCACATTCGAGTTGCCTTGCTTACCCTCGGTACTATTACGATAAGCCGCTAAGTTTACCGTAGCAACACACTTGTTTACACTAAGTGTGTAATTACTGTATCCTATAGCTAACCAATCGGTGCTGGCAACTAAATTCGTGTTTGTATAACACGTATCATCGGAAGGGCGCACTCTACAGAACATACTTAAATCTACACTGCTAGAGTGCATCCCAGGGTTGATAACACCCTTTTCATTCAGCTCTACTTGTAGACCAAAATTTAGGCTGCAAATATTGGCTGCTAACAAGTACGTTGAGACCAATTCCATACGCGTTACGCCATCCGTAGATATATCATCCATCATAAAAAGTGGCCCACGTTTTTCAACTAAAGGAGCAGTTTGTGCACCATTCTTGCTCAACACACCACCACTAACATCTGTGAACCCAACGATTACACCACGAGCTTGGTGACCAAAAGCAAGCGGCATTATAAATGCATGCCTCGTATCACTGTACGGAAGAAGAGCACCGCATGCGTCAAGACTAGTACTCACACCAGTTGTACCAAACAAAGACTTAAAGATTGAAGTTCCCATATCATATATGTCAGACGCATGTGGTACAACTGATTCTGCTACCGTTCTCGACAGTTCTATATCTAGATCAGCATTACCAGTATTGAATAAACCTACCTGACAATCACTAACATTACTTGACATCTGCAAACCCGCAACAATGTAATCACTGCAGCACCTTGCAACTATCGCGTAACTATATAGAGACTTAATAGCATCTGAAGCTAACAAGCCTGTCCATGGTAACCTCTTAGCAACTACTGTAGA